GGCCACAGCTTCAATCGTCTCGATCTGACGCGGCCAAGTGATGCAGCCTCCGACCGTGTGAATCGTGAAGCGTCCGTACGCGCCAGCCCACAAACCCTTGTGAAGCAGTCGTCGGCACGCCTGATTGATGTACTCGTAAACGCGAGCGTCATCGACACAAACGCCGATAGCCCGAGCAATCGTTGACCTGATATCTTGGACGATCAGCTTCATTTGGTGTAGTAGACTCGGCTGGTTCGCTTGATGAAGTAAACACCATAGAACGGCGGAAGATTGTTGTGTCCGATAGCGTTCTGGCTGTCGTTGCCGGTCTTCTCAGCGTTGGTTGTAGAAATATCTCCGGTAGTGATGCTAGGGCCAGGGCCACCGCCGCCAGTGCCAGACGCGCCTTGAAGCGTCAGAGTCGCGTACGATCCGACACCGCTCCACGACTTGTTGACGAGATAGTAATCGTCATTGTTGGGTGTAATCCTTTGAGCAACGCCATGTGTATGGTCGTTGAACGGGGTTTCTGGAACTGTGAGCGTGTGCTTGTCCTCACCGGCAACGAGCGTTGAACTTGTCTTGCCCTGAACAGCAACCGATCCGCTTGCAGCAAAAGATCCAACACCAACCGCGAATCGCGCCTCAAACTCGGTGTCAACCTCCCACATCGGTCCAGACCAAAGACTCGGTGTGTTGGTGTTTCCACCATCGTACGTCTGAAGATCGACAGTTGTTCCAACGTAGATGCGTCGCTCGACGGATGCGGCGGCAATTGGATGCTGCCTCAACCAGTAGCCACTTTGGAAAACCCACCAATTTCCGTTCTCATCCAACCACGGGTAAACCTGATTGTTCAGCGCCGGAATAGAGGCACCGAAGTTGAAGAACGAGTTTCCAGTCGAACTATTAAACGTCGCCTGGGTGCCACTGATGACATCGTTGGCCAACTGTTGGTAGTTGGTCGGACAATACCCGACCGGCAAACTCGGGGGCGTCAGCGTGATGAGCGTAAGGTTTGGCATTCTGTTTTTATGGGTTGACAGATTCCGACGTGTAAGTCAGCGGGTTGATATCGCACGCACTAATCGGTGTGCATGCAGGGAACACCGTCCGGCAATCCCCAACACTCGGCTCCTGAATATCGTAAGCGTGAACTCGAAGACTCTTGATGCGGCAGTATCCGATGATGTTCATCGCAACCTGAACCTCGTAAAGATTCCGAGCCGGAGTGCTGATCGTCTCGTTGCACGGAGCATCTGAAGGCGTCGGAAAACGCATCTTTGGACGATACTGCGGCTTGAAGTTTTGAATCGGGCAAAGATCGAAACACTGCGTCGTCGTCGCGCACTCAGAAAAGTCAGTCCACTCAATCCAGCCAGGATACTGATCAGGCCGATAGGTGACGTTGAAGGAGACATCACCCTCAAGTGAGTCGATGAACAAGTCGCCTGAATCTAGTCGCTTCAATCCAAACGGAACTTCGAAGTTGTAGGCGCGAGTCTGCACCTGCCACTCAATCTCCTTCTTACCATCCGGGATATTGTTATCAAACTTGTCCGCCTTGGTGACTTCCCAGATTTGAATCGAGTCATCCGATCCGCGAGCGATGCAGAAACACTGATCGCCGTAAGCGTTCTCAGTCTTGACGATCTGAAGCACATCAAGTCCGGTCCAGATTCCCGACCACGCAGGCGGAAACTTTTTCCGCATCGACGTAATCAGGTCGAAGTCCAAGACAGCCAACGCCTTGTGAATGACACCCTCGGCATTGTACCGAGGCTGGCAAGTCATCAGGAGGCGATTGTCGAACACGACCGCAGAACTGGCCCACAAGAGATTCGTTTGATCGTTCTCAATGACATTCAGCATCTCGCTGCTGATCGGGGTGTTGCCCCAGTCGGTGAACGAGCGTCGAGCAATGATGAACGAGCGGACGCCATCGACAGCGCGGTAGAAGACATCGCCATTGATGGTGATGGCCGACCGAGAGCCAAGCGCACCGCTCGTAAGCAAGCTGATGGCTTGAATCGGATAGTTCAGGTTCTTCCAAACATCACGATCAACAGGCGCTTGAACCGAGAAGACGTATCGAGGTGTGAAGACTAGAAGCGGACCTTGGCCGAGCGAGGTGTCTGGATCGCCTGGGACAGCCATCGCTGTGATACCCCCTGAATCCGACGGAACCGCAAAGTCTCCGCCTTCATTGAGGAAGGTGTTCTCGGTTTCCTTGAGAACACTTGCTCGCGTTCCATCCCCATAAACGATGTCGGTAGCGCGGAATGAAAACCCATCTGGAAGAGCGTACCAGATACGGCCATTGACGTAGGCCATAACCTTGCCGGTCTTGATTTCGTCGTCGCTCGCTCGACGTAGACTTGTCCCGTTAAAGATCAGTGGCCTGCTAAACCCATCCTGAATGACAACAAAGTTCTCAGCTTGAACCATCCAGCCATCTAGCAGGTTGGAAGGATTCTCTAGGTCAGGAGAAGTTGTGAGACTCTGAGCATTGTTCTGAAGGCAGTTGTAAAGCCACACTTTACCACTGATCAGCATCAGTATGAACGTGCGTCCATCGTCGGCAATGTAGGGCAGCGCACACTGGAACGTGCCGGTTAGCGACTGAGGTCCATAGCAGTCCTCCGACCAGCCATCAGCGGTGACGTTCGTCTGGTCAGCGGTAATCTGATCGTTGTCAGCCGTGATGGTGACGCACAGGTCGTAATCTTTTTGAACGAAGCCGGGTCGGCATGAGACAAACCCCTGTCGGAAGTTGGCGTTGACCGCAAACGCCACCTGATTCTTGTCCACCTCAGATGGCATCACACCAGCGTCAATGCCACCCTCAAAGGTGACAGTTCCGTCCGTGTACCTCCGTGGTGCGCGTTCGCTCATGGTTTAAGCCTGAATACGCTGGACAGAGAATGAGGAGCCGGTTTCGACGCTTACATCGTGTGAAGTTGTCTGAATCAAGATGTCGTAGTAATCGCCAACTACAGACGCCTGATCGACGTAAGAAAACGACACAGTAGGCAACGATTGTGGGGATGCGTTAGTGGCGTTGAAATCAAGCGTTTGAAAGATATTTGACCCATTTTTCCGCAAGAAAACAACAACCCGAGCAACGCCGCCACTACCAAGAAGATTGAACAGACCTTCAATTTTGTAGTATCCAGTGTACGGAACCACAAATCGACCAGTCGCAGCGACAAAGCCAGAAGACGGATCTAAGTTTGCCCAAGATCCAGAAGGAAAATCTGTAAGGCTAAACGGATTTTTGGTTGTTCCAGTCGCAATCAGGTTAGTTCCGGTCAACCTCCGCGTAAACGTGACGTAGTTGAACGATGATCCGCTGGCTGTCGAGGCGATGGTAATTCCACCTGCACTCGGCGTAATCGTGACGTTTGAACCTGCGGTAAGGCTGGCTAGCGTGAATCCAGAACCATTGCCAATGAGAAGTTGGCCATTGGTTGGAGTAGACGACAGGTTTGTGCCTCCCTTTGCAACCGGCAACACACCGCTAATGTCACCAACGGGAATCGTGGCAACCGTCGAAACCGCGCCAAAACCGCTCGACCCTTGAGTTTTAACGTATCCAGCGGCCAATGAATCGAGAGCAGTCTCGTTCGTCAGCGTTCCATCCGCAGTGCGGCAAATGTACGACGCGCCAACCGGAGCGCCGCCAGATGCACCGGGAGCGCCAGTCGCGCCAATCGCTCCAGCAAGGGTGATAAGTGAGCCAGTCGGAATCAGCGTAGTGGGAACAGCGTTGGCAATTCCAAGAACTCCAGAAGCAGGGTTCTGAAGCGTCAGTTGCAAGCCATCGACCGACGTAACCTGCATGTAGCCAAGACCTTGAATCGAGACAAAGAACTGGCCAGCAACCGATTCTGGCAGAAATTCGGTATTATCAACGAAAACGAGGACACTCGAACCGAGAGCAGGGACGAAAAACGGAGCGGTCGTGTAAGTAAACGAATCAATACCATCCGTTCCATTGGTGCCGTTGGTTCCAGCCGGACCTTGAGGGCCGGGGATATTCACGACTACCGGCTCGGAGTCGCAAGGCTGGCAACAGCCGGATGAAGAAACAAGTTGCGACGGCATAATTTTCCTTTCGCAGAACCTCAAGTCCAACGACAACTAATGCAAGGCCAAACTATGGCAGAGCAAGCGTCCGAGCATCCATTGATTCAGCATAAGTACGGGATTCGTTCACCCGTCAA